AAATAAGGTTCGCAATTATATTGTGAGGTTGCGTCGCCTGACTCGGAATAACTATCACTGCATATAAAATTGTTTTTGAATTTGTAAATGGCTCTTCCAAAATCGATTATTTTGTATATTTTACCAAAGGTGGGGACTTTATAGTGAGTGTTGTTATATTTATAATATAAATATTTTTTAGGTGTAGATACATATACAATATTGTTTGTATGTAAATCGTTGTGTGTAAACTCGAACACTTTTTGATATGTAATTAATGTAAATAATATTTGCATAATTATAGACTCCCATTCATTGTCTTTTATTTTATTATTTACTATATAGTCATCTAAAGTAGCTTCGCAACATTCTAATATTATCATTTCAACCGGTATTTTATCGATTGAGCAAAATATTTCTTCGCTATTGAAGCTTGATTCGCTACTTTCGTCATCATCGTCGTCGTCGTTAGAGCTATTTTCCGAATTAGTTAATTCAGTATTTGAGGATCTTGAAGAGCATGTGTCGGAACTATTTGTAGTATTAATTCCTGTATTACTATTGGTATTGCTATTAGTATTAATATTTACTACTTTATTCTTTTCTAAAATATCTAAATTTTCATAGGTTAAGGTTAGCTCTAAATTAGTATTATGCGTTTCTTCTATAATAAGTTCGCTTAAATCGTCTATAATTAAATCGTCGTCGCATTCAGTTGTGTCTAATACTAAAGGTTGTTTATTTTTCTTAGTATTGTTAAATAAATTAGCTATTTTTTCATTATCATCAAAAATGAATAAACTATTTTTGTGCTTATGAAAATAGTCCGACTCATCTAAATATTCTAAATCTTCTGTAACATTATATCTAAATTTATTTTTCACTCCTAAAAATGCCCCATAATAGTCTAAACCATTATAAAAATTATAATTATTTAACAAACAGCTCGATAAAAAGGAAAAAAAACCATCAATATATGCTGAATTATTTGGGTCTAATATTTTTTTATAAGTAGCACAATATTCGGAGTTTGTTTCTAAATTTTTGTGATCTATAAATTTAGGTAATTCTAAAATATTATAGTTATTTTCATATTTACCTATCATATATTTAACAGGGTCTACAAGAGGGCTGTATTTTATAAATACTTCTTTGTTAACTTTATTATCACATATGTCTGTGACTGTTGCTAAAAATTTATTATAATTAATTTTTTCTAAAATTGCTTCTAATTTATACTTATTATTCAAATTTATAGCATTATAATTAGAACTATTTAAGTTAAAAAAAGTGTTGTATAATGGAAAATAATTTTGCGAATTTTCTATATCTAATAACTCACTATTATTAAAGTTCTCAAAAAGCTGTTTATTGTTATTTTTCCTATAGTTTAATTCCATTTAATAAATAACAAATACTTATTTTTTTAATTTATAACACAATTATATATATATTAAACTATTAAGTTTAAATAGCAAATTATTAAGTTTAAATAGCAAACTATTAAATATAGCTAATAAATATAAGTTGTTTAGTAATGACATTAGAATTGAAAAAATTCGACATTAAATCTATAAGTTTTAGACCAGATGAAAATAAAGGTCCCGTTATTGTATTAATAGGGCGTCGTGATACAGGTAAAACTTATTTAGTGCGAGATTTACTATATTATCATCAAGATATTCCAATAGGAACAGTTATCAGCGGAACAGAAGCCGGTAACGGTTTTTATGCTGAGCATGTTCCTAAATTGTTTATTCACGATGAATATAATACAGCTATTATTGAAAATATTTTGAAGCGACAAAAGACGGTAATGAAGCAGATAAAAAAAGAAGTCGAAGTCTATAAGAAGTCGAATATTGACCCTCGAGCATTTGTTATATTAGATGATTGCTTATATGATGGAAGCTGGACAAAAGATAAGATGATGCGTCTCCTCTTTATGAATGGTCGGCACTGGAAAGTGATGTTGGTGATAACAATGCAATATCCTTTAGGTATTCCTCCCAATTTGCGCACGAATATCGACTACGTTTTTATATTGCGCGAACCATATATAGCAAATAGGCGGCGTATTTATGAAAACTATGCGGGCATGTTTCCAACCTTTGAGAGTTTTTGCCAGGTTATGGATCAGTGTACGGAAAATTATGAGTGTTTAGTGATTAATAATAATGCCAAATCGAATAAATTGCACGACCAAATTTATTGGTATAAGGCAGAACATCATAAAACATTCAAACTCGGCTCAAAAGAATTCTGGGAAATAAGTAAAAATATGGACTCCGATGACGACGAAGAGATGTATGACCCTAATACGAGAGATAAAAAGAAAGGCCCAAAAATTAATGTGCGGAAAACTAAATGGTAAAGGGCACTTGCTTCTATAATCTTGTTTCTAAATTATGAAAACAATAAAAACAACTTAAAGACTAATTAGAATATTATAGTATAATATGACTTCTCTCGATATTGTTAATTTAATAACAAATAACCCTATTACAAAGCTTAATGCTAACAATAATAATAAATTATTGGAAAAAGTAAAAGCTAACTTTACAGAAATGGAGCAACAATTGTTTATATCTAGTTTTTATACTTATTTAAATTATGATAAGACAGCAGATTTTATAGTAGATATAGATTATATTTGGAAGTGGTTAGGATTTAATAGAAAATTTAATGCAACTAGCTGTTTAAAAAATAATTTTATAATTAACAAAGATTATAAATATAGTGATGTTAATGATAGTTTTGCTCCCGCGCCTACGGGAGCAAAAAACAAAGGCAGTGGTGGTCACAATATTCAAAAATTTTTTTTAAATATTAAAACCTTTAAATCATTATGTTTAAAGGCGCAAACAAAAAAAGCAGACGAAATACACGAATACTACATTAAGTTAGAAGAATTAATCAATGAAGTATTAGAAGAAGAGGCATTAGAAATGAAAAATAAATTATTAATAAAAGATAATGAGCTTATTGCAAAAGAAAATCTTATTACAATTGCTAATCAAGATAAATTAAAGGCAATTGAAAAAACACTGGTCGCTCAATTTCCTGTAAATTGTGAATGTATTTATTTTGGAACTATTGATAATTCAAACGCTGAAGGAGAAAAATTAATAAAATTTGGACATAGTAACAATCTCTCTGTGCGATTACAAGACCATCATAAAACATATGAAAATTTTATTCTTCGCGATGCTTTCAAAGTTCATAATAAGCAAGAAATTGAGAATGCTATTAAAACAAGCTCTAAAATTAAAAAACATTTACGCACAATTGAAGTAGATGGAAAAAATAAAAACGAAATATTAGCATATGATGAAACCAACTTTACAATTCCATGTCTCTCAAGATATATTAAAAATATTATTTCTGAAAAATCATATAGTATTGAAAAATTTAATATTTTAGTAGAAGAAAATCTAAAATATAAAGCAACATTAGAGCAATTAAGTGATGAAAATGAAAAACTGAAGGTCCTTAATAATGAATATATAGAAAAAAATGAGAAATTAGAGCAAGTTCTCGCATCTATTACAAATAATTATGAAAACAATAATGTAACCAATAATGAAAATGATGAAAATAATGCTAATGTAATAACTGTTGAACTAAAAAAAAAATTTGATAAATTTATCGATGAGTGTTGTTTTCTTCATAATGAAGTGGAAGTAGCTTCAACAACAATTATGGGTCAATTTCGTATTTATAATAGAGAGAAACCTACGAAACTTGTATTTAGCACATTTAATACATATATGAGGACGAGATTTTTAGCGTCTAGAATTAATAGTCAAAACAAGAACCAAGTTGTTCATGGATTTAAAGGAGTAAAGCTAAAAGACATTGTATATAAGAAAAGCAGTAGTTCAAATGAAGTAGAAAATTTTATCTTTGAAAGTTGCATTTTCTCTCCTGAAGGCAGGGCTTCAACTAATAAAATCGTAGAAGAATTTATTTATTATAAAAATAATAATGGTTTATTAATCAATAAGAGCGAGGATAAAGATATTAAAAATTATTTAAAAAATTGTCAATATATTCTGGGCGGTCCGATCCGTTTACATAATATAAATGCTACATATGAGGGTTATTATGGTATTACTTTAAAAAATGATTGTTTTCAGGAAGCTAGAGCTAACCAACTTGCGACTAGTGGTAAAAAAGTTCAAAAAATAGATTCTAGCACCAAAAATATATTAAATTGTTGGCCAACAATAGCAAAGGCAGCAACACATGAAGATTTCTCTCCGGCTAAAATGAGCAGAGCAATCAAAAACAATACTTTAATTAATAATGCTTATTATGTTTTAGTAAATTAATTTTTGCTATGTTTAATCAATCATATTTTTGCGACTGTTGAAACGGTTGCAAAAACATACCCTTTATGTATTCTTAATTGTGTTTTTTGATCCTGAACGTTCAGGAGCAAAAAACATAACGTCGTTATAATATAATAAAAAAGAATATAAAGAAAAAAGCTTAAAACTCATCTCCAAATTCGAAAGTGTTTAATTTAGAGTTTTTGGTAGTGAGCGAATATTCGCTTACACGATCTTCAAAAAAGTTAGTTTTTGTTTCAATGCTAATGTTTTCCATCCAATCAAAAGGATTTTTGCTTTCATAAATTTTGTCACCTCCTAATTGAACACTTAAGCGGTCAGCAACAAATTCAATATATTGCTTCATTAATACTTGGTTCATACCGATTAATCTACACGGAAGAGCATCATTAATGAATTCGAGCTCAATAGCAACAGCCTCGCTAATAATTTCGTGGATTTTTTGCTTTTTGAGTGGCTTTTCTAATTTGCTATGTAATAATACAGCAAATTCGGTATGTAAAGCTTCATCTCGCGAAATTAGCTCATTTGAAAAGGTTAGTCCAGGCATTAGTCCGCGCTTTTTCATCCAATAAATAGCGCAAAATGCTCCAGAGAAAAAGATACCTTCAATACACGCAAAAGCAACAAGACGTGTGGCAAAATTCGATTTCTTATCGTTAATCCACTTTATAGCCCATTGACCTTTTTTCTTAATGCACTCATATTCGTTTAG